ACAGCACCATGTGTTCCTAAGAACGATGGAAATGTATTATCTGCTACAGCTTTTAGAGGATTTGGTAACAATATAAATGTGAATAATTGTGTAAAAACACAAACTTGTGGAAAAATAAATAAATAAATAAAATATGTTATATATCATTTTTTATAAAAAATATATAACATATATATAATGGAATTAGCCGTACCACTTATAGCATTAGGAGGATTATATGTCGCATCTAATCAAGAAAAAAAAAAGGAGGGTTATGAAAATATGGGAAAACCTGTGAATTCATTACCAAATTATAATGAACCACCTGTTAATTATCCAACATTAAAGGGTGTTAAAAATACTAATCCAAATAAATATAGAGATTCCAATACCGTTACAGATAGATTTTTTAAACCATCTGTGTATCAAGAATTCAAAAATGGACCCGACCAATTTGGAAATGTTTCAAAAACAAACGATTTTAAAAGTTTAACTGGAGATACAGTAAGTAAAACCAATTTTAAGCATAATAATATGGCACCATTTTTTGGAGGTAAAATTCGAGGAAGCACTCAAGATGCCAATATTACTGAAACAGTTTTAGATAATATGAGTGGTCTAGGTAGTCAGCAAATTAGAAAACAAGAACAAGCCCCTTTATTCTCTCCTCAAAAAAATATGAGATTTGCTAATGGCACACCAAATCAAAGTGATTTTTACCAATCAAGAGTAATGCCTGGTTCTAAAATGTCAAATGTTAAAATGTGGGAAGAACAAAAAGTTGGACCAGCTTTAGACGCAGGCTACAATACTGAAGGTGAATTGGGATTCAATTCAGGAATGGCTGCTAGAGAAAAATGGGTTGATAGAAATGTTGATCAACTTCGTGTTGAGACAAATCCCAAATTAACATTTGGTTTAGCAAATCATGAAGGACCTGCTCATTACTTTAATAATGCTCCACCAACATCAGAAACACAGGGTAAAGTTGAAAAATATTTACCTGATAAATATTTTGTTAATACTCCTGATAGATGGTTAACTACAACTGGTTTAGAAAAAGCACAAACTGTCCGTTCTATTGAAGTGGCAAAAGATGTAAATAGATCCACTACAGGAAGACAATATTTTGGTGCGGATTCTAATCCTGAGGGAACCAAAATGTATACTCCTGGTGAATATCAACAACCTAAAAGACCCCAATTACAATCAAATCCTGTTTTAAATCCTAATGGTTGTGGTTCCGGAGCAGCCGGTTCTAACGACTATGGAAAAGACGGTTACACTCCTCTTCCTAATAATAGAAGCACTGTTCGACAAGACTCTGGATTTGGAGTTGTTGGAGGTTTTATGAAGGCTGCTGTTGCTCCATTATTAGATGTATTAAGACCATCGCGAAAAGAAAATGTTATTGGTAATATTAATCCTACAGGTAATGTTCAAAGTCATGTAGCTGCTGCTAGAGTTTGGAATCCTGCTGATAGAGCTCCTACCACTATTAAGGAGACCACTGTAGGATTATTAGATAATAATCATTTAAATGTAGAAGGACAAAAAGATGGCGCTTATACTGTTAGTCAGCAACAAGCAACTGAACAGGAAAGAGATACAACTAACTGTGAATATTATGGTGATGGTGGTAATGGAACCGGTGTAGCATTATATAACGCTGCTTATAACCAACGCAATAATGTCAATAAGACGCATAAAAACAGACCTAACCAAGGAGGTATGTCTATGTTGAATCATGACCAAAAAGTTCAAATTGATAAAATGGACCGAGATAGAAATAATAATAGATTGTGGGTTAGAAATGGAAATAACGGAATAAATGGAGCTATTCCATCTGTAGAAACATATGGAAAAATCAATGTTCCTCAATATTATAATAATTGTCAAGACTGTGATAGAATTAATCCTGATATCTTAACAGCATTTAAACAAAATCCTTATACCAAAAGTCTAAGTAGTTATTAAATCTTTTAATTCTTTTTTAGTTATATGTTTTTGAAATGCTAATATATAACAAACATCAAATATATATGATTCTTCTCCACCTGATTCAATATCTAAATCCAATATATATTTAACACAAAATTCTGGAGTGAGTTTTTGTGTTGCTAATAGTATTTTTTCATCAAGATGTTCAATATTTTCTTCAAGAATTTCAATTGAATATTTATATTTATTTTTTAGTAAATCAGTATTCGTTACCTTCATTGTTAATTTAATAACTTATTATTAAATTAACTTATTTCAATTTTATTATAAATACTTAATTTAATATGAGCAACTTTATACATTTTGGATGTTGGAATAATCTTAATAAAGGTTGTCTTAAAAATGTAATGACAAGATTAAACGACAGACTAAATAGCTTACCAGTAATAGATTTTTTGAGTGTTGCTGGTGATAATTACTATACAATTAAAGAATCTGATGATGGTGAAAAAAAGAAAATTATAATTCCAGAAAAACTGAATTTAGGATTTGAATATTTACCCCAAGATATAGACATATATATGATATTAGGTAACCACGATTTGGAAACAAATACAGGAGAGAATAATTTGTTTATTGATAATTTAGAAAATCCTGTTTCAGAAAATGATTGTAAAGTAATTGAATATGAAAACATAGCTATTGGAGACAATACAAAGATTGACTATAAATTATCACATGAAAAAATGTTACAACATGGAACTTTGGTATTAATGATTGATACAAGTATGTATGAGTCTACAGCAGAATTATTTTTACCTTGTTATAAAGCTTTTTTACATGATGAGTCTATTACTATTGAAAAACTACAAGCACATCAACTAGAATTTATTAAAGAAACTATACATAAGTATGATGGTGAAATTAAAAATTTAATAATCATTGGACATCATCCGATAATAGGATTAAAATTAAAAAAAAGTAAAAATAAAACTGTTGAAGACATTATTAATTTTGATGATGTCTTAAAAGAAATATACGAGTCATTGAAAGAGAGTGTAAATTACTTTTATTTGTGTGCGGATATACATCTATACCAATCAGGTAGTATTTCACTCAAAATAAATGAAGAATCAAATATGAAAATTCAACAATATATTGTTGGAACAGGTGGAACAAATTTAGATAAATGTCCTATTGATAATGAAATCGAAAATGAACGATTAACATATATAATGAGAGAATGTAAAGAAATATGTGGTTTTTTAGAATGTAATACAAATAATGATATACCAGAATTTATTTTCTATGAAGTAGCATTTGAAGGAGGAAAAAAAATAAGAAAGAATAAAAAAACAAAAAACAAAAAGATAATAAGAAATAAATCAACGAAACGAAAATATAAATAAGTAATAATTAGTTAAAAAGTAACTAATTATTAATATATTAATGTCACTAACAATTCATAAAGATATAACTGATAAATTAGATAATTTTATAGAACATAAGAAAATCCCCAATATTATATTTCATGGAACTTCTGGTTGTGGTAAAAAAACTATATTATTCAACTTCTTGAAAAAGATTTATAGAAATGACAAACTTATGATTAAAAATTATATAATGACTGTTAATTGTGCTCATGGAAAAGGTATTAAATTTATTAGAGAAGAATTAAAATTTTTTGCCAGAACAAATATTAATTTACAAGAAGGTTCTATTTTTAAGAGCATTATTCTATTAAACGCAGACAAATTAACTATTGATGCTCAATCCGCATTAAGAAGGTGTATTGAATTGTTTAGTCATTCAACAAGATTTTTTATTATAGTTGATGATAAATATAAATTATTACGGCCTATATTGTCTCGTTTTTGTGAAATATTTATTCCTCAACCAACCGTAAATAATAAAGAAGTGAATTTACATCAATATAATTTAGATAAAACATTCTCTATAATAAAATTAAATAAACAAAAAAAAACTAAATTTAAGACTGATTTTGAAAAAATAAACAAAAAAGAAATTCATTCTATAAGTGAAATTTTATATGAAAAAGGGTATTCAGCTTTAGATATAATAGAATACATTAAAGATTTAGATATAGAGACATTAAAAAAATATGAATATTTGGTTTATATTCAGAAAATTAAGAAAGAATTTAGAGAAGAGAAACTATTAATGTCTTCTATACTTCATTTTTTATTAAAGCGTTCGGATTATACTTTAGAAAATATTTCGTTTATGTAAATGGATGATTATTCAATAACAAGTCTCCAAGAGTCAAGAAATGAGTGGTGCGCACGTCTAATTAACATTTTAACACCACTAGTAATTGAAGGATTTAGATCTATTTTTGATGAATCTTGGAAATTATGCGAGGAAAACGATGAATTAGAGAAATATCTAATGACTTTTCAAAATTTTTTAGCTAGAGTTCCAAAGTGGAATCCTAATATTGTAACAGAAGAAACAAATAGAATTGTAGAAAAAAGTAATTGTGGATATTTAACTGACTTAATTAGTTGTGTTCATATTATTCAGTTGAAAAGTCTAACGTGTATGCGTGTAGGAAATCAACAAAAGAAGATTGATATTAATGTTCCATCTCTAGAAAATTTTATTCATAAAATTTATATTAATACAGCACGAAAGATGTATACAAATATATATTTATTTGAAAAAAATATAACTCCTTTACAAATTCAAAAACACAACAGAGAATTGGAATTAATTGTGAGAGAACAGATTTTAAATTCTATTCGTGATAATATTCCTGTAGAAGATATATTAAAAGTATATCTTGACGAAACTGTTGAGGATGATGTTCAAGTCGAAGAAACAGAAGAGATTATTTCTACAGAACCTGTAGAAGAGAAGGAAGTTGAAATCGAGAAAGTAGATACTGTAAATTCCAGTGATGTTATAGATGAAACTCCTCTTGAAATAGCTCCTTTAGAAAATGAGGGGGAAAAGAATGAGTCGATTAAATTCGATGATGTTGATAGAGCAGTAGATTTAGACAATAAAATCGAAGAAATAATTGCTCCAAAAACAGAAGAAAGATTAGAACAAATTAGTAATGAGAGAAATGAAGCAAGGAAATTAGAAGAAATGGACGACGATGATGATGATGATAAAATAACCATTGGAGAAAAAATCAATTTAACTGAATTGGATGTTCATGATTTAGAAAAACCAAAAGAACTTAATAAGGTTCCTCTTGGGTTAGAAGAGATTGAAGTATTAACATAATTCGTTAAAAGTATAGTAACTTTATTTATGTTTAATGTAAATGCAGGAAGTGTTTATTTATGCTTTAGCCATATGTACTGTGTTCTTTTTGTATAAATTTTTGGAGATGAAGTTTGTTCCAGAAGATGAGAAGAAACCATTAAAAGATGTCGTAAAGGAGTCACTAGTTGTATATTTTGCCTCGGTCGTCGGAATTTATTTGTATTCACAGTTTGATATTCCATCCACCTCAACAGGAGGTTCAAAAGCCACAATGGCCTTTGTTGATAATCCAACTTTTTAAATAATTTTTATATAATTTATGTTATATAAAAATTCCAATTATACTAATACAGGATACTTATCTATATTCATAACTGTTTTAGATTTGTTAATTTTCTTTTTTGTTACAATAAAATCTTTAAATATTTGATTTTCTAATTGTTTTGAAGGAACTGCGTTATGAATAGTTCTAGCTATCATTTTATACAATTTAAATTCAGGATATCGTTCCTCTCCACTTGTTTTATAGAGTATATTTCTTCCTTTATCATCTAATAGCCAAGAATTTATTAATGATGCTATTTTATTCTTTTTAATAATAATTTCTGCTTCAAAAAGGTCTTCAATAAAATGATCATATAGACAACATGCTAATCTACATAAATCAAAACTAGTATTGGGTTCCAATCGAGGTTTTTTATCATCAAAATATGGTTCACAATTATATTGAGACGCAGCATCACCTTTTTGGTGAAAACTATCACTGCACATTGTTTGTCCATTAAATTTATAAATAGCTCTACCAAAATCAATTAATTTGTAAATCTTTCCATATGTTGGAACTTTATAATGAATTCCATTAAAACAATAATATAAAAATTGTTTTTCAGTCGTAATATACATAATATTATTCGTATGTAAGTCATTATGTGTGAATGAAAAAGTTTTTTGAAATGTTGATAAACTAATAATTATTTGAAATAAACAAGAAATCCATTCTTTATTGTTTAATAAATTATTTTCCATTAAATAATCCAATGTATTATCACATTTTTCGAGAGAAATCATCTGAATAGGAAAATCATATAATGAACACATTACATCATGCTCTTCTCCATCATCGCTATCCGAATCCTCATTATCATCAGAACATTCTGAACCACAATCACTGTTAATTTCATCCATTGTATTTGACGATTTTGAACTACATGATGATTCTGAATCGGAGTCATTAGATTTTTTTAATGAATAATTATAAATACATACTTCACTTAAATCATAAATTTTCGTATTAGTATCATCTGAACTAGCAAAAATTTTAAAGTCGTCGCTGTTAAATGAATCAAGTTGTATTTTATCTATTTTATCATTAATAATAAGTTTTTTTTTATTTGTTCTAGAATCGATATTGAAAAAATCGCTATAATCGTCGGTTTCTAGATTAAAAAATACATTTCTATTATTATGAAAATAATCACAATCATTCAGATATTCAAGATCGTCTACAATATTATATAAAAATTTTTCTTGTTTACCTATAAAAGCACCGTAATAATCAATGCTATTTATAAAATTATTTTGATGAAGTAGTTGACTAGATAAATATGTAAAAAAAGCGTCTACATAAGCACTATTATTCTTATCTAATAGTTTAGGAAATTTGTTATTTGAATTATATATTGGTAATTCAATCGGTATATTTGCTGATAAATCATATTTACCAGTTAAAAATTTTAATGGGTCAAGTAGTGGAGAGAATTTACAGAATATATCTCTCTGTATGATATTATTTGAATTATCGGATACATTTACATTTAATGTATTTTTTGTTAAAGTATTGTTAACTTTATTAAGATAATACTTTTGATTCAAATTAATACTATTGAAATTGGTTGGATTGAGTGAAAAAAATTTTTCATATAATGGCACATAATTCTGTAGGTTATTAAGGCCTAATTGAGATTCTTCTAAATCATGAAATAAATCATTATTTTTTGTTTTCCGATAATACAAAGAAAAGTCCATTCTTATAATTCTTATTATAAATATAAAACTTAATTCTAACTTATTTTTTTCGTATTTCATTAATTTTTTTTTTCTTGTTAAATCATAATTATGAGTTTAGACTTGAAAAAATTTGATATGAAGAATATTAGTTTCCGCCCTGACGAAAATAAAGGTCCAGTTGTAGTATTAATTGGTAGAAGAGATACTGGAAAGAGTTTTCTTGTGAGAGATTTATTATATTATCATCAAGATATTCCTATTGGAACAGTTATATCAGGAACTGAAGCGGGAAATGGTTTTTTTGCTTCTCATGTACCAAAATTATTTATTCATGATGAATACAATACTGCCATTATAGAAAATATACTTAAGCGACAAAAAACAGTAATGAAACAAATTAAAAAGGAAATGGAGGCATATAAAAGAACTAGTATTGACCCTAGAGCATTTGTAATTTTAGACGATTGTTTATATGATAATAAATGGACAAAAGACAAGATGATGAGATTGTTATTTATGAATGGTAGACATTGGAAAGTTATGTTAATAATTACAATGCAATATCCATTAGGCATACCTCCAAATTTAAGAACAAATATTGATTATGTATTTATACTTCGTGAACCATATATAGCGAATAGAAAGCGAATTTGGGAAAATTATGCCGGTATGTTTCCTACATTCGAATCATTTTGTCAAGTTATGGACCAATGTACAGAGAATTTTGAATGTTTAGTTATAAATAATAATTCCAAATCTAATAAATTACAAGACCAAATATTTTGGTATAAAGCAGCAAACCATGGAAACTTTAGATTAGGATCAAAAGAATTTTGGGAATTGTCTAAAGATATTGATAGTGATGAGGAAGATGAAATTTATGATCCAAATAGTGTTCAAAAGCGAGGAGCTGGTCCAAAAATAAATGTTCGTAAAAATAAATGGTAATAATTGTAATAATTTTTTCTGTATTATTATTATATGTCGAGTAATAATAATAATACTTTAGATAGTGAGGATAATCTCTTAGGTTCCAAAGACAAAAAACCTAAAAAAAAAACTAATCAATCAAACTCTAATGAAAACTTAAATCAAAATGTTGCTATTGATATTAAGGATAAAACTACTAATGATGTTATTCCTAGTGTGGATTACAATCTAAACATTAATTTACCTGATAATTTTAAATCAAAAAAACAGTTTGTTATTTTCAAAAATCAATTGGAAGCTTTTGTTAATAATAATTTATATATTCTAAAAGAATGTAAAGAAAATAAAAGACTATTAGACTTAGAATATGATGACCTTAATAATAAAATAAATTATATTCAAATATCTGTTATTTTCTTATCAACTGTTTCTGGATTTCTACAATCTACCAAAGAGTTTTTTGACACTCCTGCGCCAAGCGTATCAATTGTTGGTATTTCTATATCAACTTATATTAGTCTTATTTTATCTATTTCCAAATATTATAAGTTTGATGAAAAGAAGGAACGAATTCATAATCTAAGAGAGAAATATTCTAATTTACATAATAAAATAGAATATAGAATGGATATATTGGGTCCTTGGATGAATCATAAATTATGGGAGCATCAGGATCCAGATGTCAAATTAAATGAATGGAATACTAAAGTTGTCGCCGTTATGGAAGAAGAATATCTTTCACTTATTGATACAAAACAATCTTTATGTACTGAATTTGAAATCATTATGGATTCAAAAAGTAGAAACCAGTATAATATTAAGAATAAAGAACTTATACATTATAATAGACAACAACTTTTTGATACCAAAAAGAAGGATTGGAAACTTGAACAAAGAATTAAAAATGAAGAAATCCCACTTGATTTTAAAAGTTCTATTCAATTACCAGATGATGATTTAAATAATTGGGATGATCCTATTGCATAAACAATTAATCAGTTGTTCTCTAACATTGGATAACTTTCACTACTACAAGAAGCAGAAAGAATATCACCACCTTTTGTAATCATATTCAGTTGGAGCCAAAAACCCATATTAAAAAGAATTACAGCAAAAGCGTGTATTTTTTGATCAAAAATTGTTTCTGCGAATAAACCTTCTATGGCACCACCTAATGCTATTAAAATTGGTGGTGCTAATGAATTAATGATACTAAATGGACCCGGAAATATTAAATCACCCAACTCTGTAAACGCATAAAGATTTAATGATGCTGCCATTATAAATGGTATTAATGTAGCCCAAGCTAATGGAAATGTAGAACCTCCGGCTGTATCTTTCCATTTAAAGTTAAATGTCGCTTTATATTCTTGATTACCAAGATAACCTATTAAAAATCCCATAACAGATAAAAATTTAAAACAGCCAAAAAAATAGCTTGGACCTAAAACAGCATATGAAAATGCTTGTAATCCAATATACTGCATATTAAAAATAAAAAAATAAGCTACAATTCTTAACCACTGATTATTTTTATCAGAAACAATCACATTTGTATCTTCTAATTCACCTCTTAATGGACTATTAAATGGAGCTACTTGCCATCCCTCATATGTATGCATCATAATACCTGGAAGACCTCCAAAAAAAGCGATCATAGGAGAAAGTAGAAATAAAAGCGTTCTTTGTTGGTCATTATTAAAATAATTAGTCCAATTATCACTGTTATAAAGTATAGACTGTGCCATTAGAAAAGCTGGAATTAATGGAGCCCAATGAACCAGTTCAACAAAATTTAACATACAAGTATTAGCAGTGTGAGCCATACCAATATCGTATAGAGATTTTTTAGGAGCTGCCTTATTCCATCCCCATGCCGTATTCGAAGGGAATCCTCTAGAATACCATTTATTTTGAAAAGATGAATCATACTCATTAGTATCTACTGTATTATCAGTGTCATTATGAATTTCCATTTATTAATAATGACATTATTATATATTTAAATACATTAGTAATATTTAATATTCATAACCACAATGTTTACAAACAAAATAAGATTCTCCATATAGTCCTGGGTCTCTTTCTCGTTCAAAATCATGTTTCCCATTTTTTTCGATACATTCTTCAATAATTTTCATATTAATCTCTTCTATTTCAAGTTTTATTTTTTTAATTTCATCTTCTAATAAATAAATATTACCATATAAATTTCTTTTTGATTCTTCTTGTGAATCACTTCCTTTGACCATTAAAACAATATATTTTATTATTATTATATTGTTTTATTCTTAATAAATTAAGCATTTGTTGAATCACTACCACCTTCAACTTGTGTAAGTCCATGGTCAGTATTTTTATCTGTTACAATATTTTCACCCTCAAATAGCTCTTTCTTAACATCATCTAATGTAGCATTCTCACCCATAGCACTCTCTTGTGTGTTCATATTAGCGACAGAAACTAAATCTCCTTCAGCATTGATAGTTTGTGTAAGTTTAGCTCCAGTCTCCTCTGCCTTCTTCTTATTATCCTCCATTGCTTTTACCTTAGCCTCTTTAACACGATTATCAAATTCATCCTTTGCCTTCTCCTCGTTCTTCTTCTTCTCACTCATTAGCTCATTAAGTGTCTCTTCCATATACTCTACACGTCCTGTCTTGTAAGCTTCAGGATGGAATGGAACCCAAATACCAACAGGTCCTACATATACATCATGGTTAGGATCATTTTGTCTTAACATCTTACATCTTAACTCTGCCTCTTGTTGTGTAGGAAAACAACCACGAACCTTAATACCACGAATGGAGGTTTGAAATTTATGTTCTGTATCAAATTCTTTCTCTAGACGCTCCTCATTATCATCCATAAAGTTCTTAAAATCATCTTCAATAGAAGTTTGAATTAAGTTTTCCTTCTCATCTTTAGTAAATTCTTGAAAGTCTTTAGTAACTTTCTCAAAATCGATGCTATATTTATAAGAAAGAAAGTTTAAGAACTGTGTAAATTTTTCCATAGATTTGGAGAAGTCCCAATTCTTAATAAAGTTTTGAAACAAATACATTTCTTTTTGCTTTAAAATATCTTCAGGTGAAATAAAAGATAAACAAACAAATTTTTGTCCTGCGATTGCTTTATCCTCGTCCAATAAATCAATATATTTAGCATTTTCTGTTCCGTCAGCATTGTGTTTTAGTTCTACGCCTTCTGGGGGACTAATTGGTTTAGAAAAACTCATTATAAATAATTAAATTATTAATATTTAAGTATTTTTACGAACTATAATTAAATATTATTTTTTTCTTTTTTAATTATATATAATGACTGGTAATATGTTAGATTTAGGTGAACTCGTCAAGAGAGCCATCAAATACCTTGTTGAAGGACTTATGGTTGCTATTGCTGCTTATGCTATCCCTAAGAAGGGACTTAACTTAGATGAAGTTGCTCTTATTGCTTTAACTGCTGCTGCTACTTTCAGTATCCTTGATACCTATGTTCCTAGCTTAGCTGTTGGTGCTCGTTCTGGTGCTGGTTTCGGTATCGGTGCCAACTTGGTTAAATTCCCAGGAGGATTTTAAATTTAAATCATTTTAAGATAAAATAATATGTTCATTTTTTAAATGACAATATTATTACAAATTATTGCTTTGTATATCATCTTACTTATTTTGGTTCAAAAAAAATATATATGGTTCTTACCATCTATTCCTGTATATCCTAATAATGAACGAGATGCCTTGTTAGTTAAAAAAGCAATTAATACAAGAACTCTAGGAGATGTTGAATTTTTCAAATTAACTGATCCATCTATATCTTATGCTTTCGTTAATGTCGTTCATGAAAGTATTGAAGACCTCAATAAATTAATAACACAGCCACATTTAAAATTTATTATTCTCTCTTTAAAATATTCCATCAATCGTGCCAGACCAAAACAAATTTTATCCGATTTAGATGTATTAACATCTACTACAGCTCATACTCCTGCTTATCCAGCAGGACATGCCTTTCAAGCTTACTATTTAGCTCACACATTAGGTAAAAAATATCCTGATTTACAAGATAAATTAAATGAAATCGCTGAACAATGTGACTCAACAAGAGTTAAAGCTGGATTACATTATCCAAGTGATGGTGAATTTTCAAAACATCTAATTACCCTTTTTTTTAAATAAAACAATTGATTTTAATTTTTATTTTTCTATTACTTAACCAAACCATGGAACTGCTGTTGTTTGTTGAGCTTGTTGAGCTTGTCTTCTCATAAATTTTCTATAATCATAACGTATTGACCATTCACCATAACCTTCACAATAATTATTATCACAGAAATGATATGTATGACCTAATATTTTTGTTTCAATAGCATCATATATTGATATTTCTTGTTCACACATATCATTTCCGCAAAATGTCAGAGAAGCATTATATAACATCTCATCAAAAACATGAATCATTTGTTTTCTATGATTTACATTAAATGTATCTATTATCCTAAGTAATTCTCTTGGCAACTTTCTCAAATTATTTTCCAATCTTGTAACAGAGCGCGTCTTCATAATTAATTATTCTACTTTATTTGGTGATACTATAATGTTATTTAATTAAAAATAAATCAATTTTTTATTAATAGTAGCTACTTAAAAACAAGTTAGTGAATTATATATAATGGAAAATAAAACCGTAGTTGAGTATGTATGGATTGATGGTAATAATTGTCTAAGAGGAAAAACACGTGTGCTTAATGAGAGAATACAATCTACAGATAAAGAAAATTTACATCTTATTCCTAACTGGAATTACGATGGAAGTTCAACAGGCCAAGCTAAAGGAACTGATTCTGAAGTAACAATTATTCCTAGAGCAATGTTTCGTAATCCATTTTTACGAAATGGATTATTAGTTATGTGTGATACATACGATTCTAAAGGTATTCCACTACCATCAAATACTAGATATATCGCAAATGAAATTTTTAATAAAAATCTAGATGAAAAACCATGGTTCGGATTAGAACAAGAATATTTTATTCAAGATAAAGGTTTTGAAGATATCATTAAGTTTTCACAACCACAAGGAAACTATTACTGTGGTGTTGGAAATGAAAATGCGATTTATAGAAAAATTGCTGAACTACATTTAAAGCATTGTATAAGTGCTGGTATTAATATAGCAGGTATGAATGCTGAAGTAGCACCTCAACAATGGGAATATCAAATTGGTATTTGTGAAGGAATTGATGCAGGCGATCATCTATGGATGGCAAGATATTTATTAGAAAGAATTGGAGAGGAATATTATGTAGATATTAATTTATCACCAAAACCATTAAAGGGTGATTGGAATGGTTCAGGATGTCATACTAATTACAGTACAGAAAATATGCGAAATGGAACAAACAATAAAACTGGATTAGATTATATTAATGAAGCAATTATTCGATTATCAAAAACACACGAAGAACATATGAAAGTATATGGTTCGGGAAATGAAGAGAGAATGACTGGCGAATATGAAACAGCCGATTTTAATAAATTTTCTGATGGAATTGCGAATAGAGGAGCTTCAGTAAGAAGAGGACATGATACTATTAAAAATAAAAAGGGATATTTTGAAGATAGAAGACCAAGTTCCAACTGTGATCCTTATTTAGTTACAAGTATTATCTTTAAAACTACTTGCTTAGATAATGAGACAAACTCTAATTCTAGTAATGATGAAAACAATTATACTAGTTTACCAGATACACCCATTGCTGGTATTTAAATTAAAATTGAAACTTTTTTTAATATTATTTAAATAAATTATATTAAAATGGAATTAGCTTTAGACCCCGAAATATATACTCCTATTCTTGATGATAATGGATGTTATATGGATATGTGTCCATCTTTTATTAAACATGGAATTAGATGTCCATGTGGTTCGCGTAGTGAACATATATACGATTCTAAGCCGAAATTTAGACAACATATAAATGGAGTTAAACATAAGAGATGGTTGGAAATATTAAATAGAGAAAAAAATAATCACTACAAAGAAAATATAGAATTAACAGATACTATTCAACGACAGAGAGAAATAATTGGTAAATTACATATAGAATTAACGAGATTAGAAACATTGAACAAGTATTTGGAATCACGATTATTTATTCAAAATAAAGAAACATCAGATAGCGTTGGGAATTTATTAGACTTAGATATTTAAATAGTAGACAATACAATATAAACAATTAATGCCTGAGCAAAAAATGTAAATATACCTATTCCAATATATGTATTTTTTACCTTTGTAATTTTATTCGCTTGTGAATCGAGACATGTTTCAAATTCTCTACATTTTTCAATAGTGTGATTCATTCTATTCGTATATGTAATAAGACCATATGCTAAATATAATGTTGATATTAATATTAAAGCTATAGCTACTAGCTTTGCGAGTTTTGGGTCTACTCTAATATGTTTTGATCTAGCCATATTGTAAAACAATATACTTGTTGTTAACATAAGACCGGATACATCTATCCAATCACTTAGTAAATCTTCAGGATGAGTAGTTAAATCACTGAATGCTTGAATGTGTTTAATTTCTTCCAGTTCGGTTTGAGATGTAATGTTGAAGTCATCACCTCTATTTATTTCTGTAGTATTCTTATGATTCGAATCTGGTTTTGTATTATTCCTATGATTCGAATCTGGTTTTGCATTATTCATATGATTCGATTTTGGTTTTGTATTATTCATATATTTTATATAAATATTTATTTTTATAAATAATTCATATTTAATTGTTATTGGATAATAATTAAATATGAGAATCAAGTTTTTACTTCTTATATTTCTTAATTTATTTAAATAGTAGGTATAAATTCCCAGTCTAATTCTTCACATATTTTTTTCCATATTTCATCTTGTTCAATTCTTTTCTCTCTATCTTTCAACATTGGAAAATAGGGTAGAAATTGGCTTTGGTCTAACAATTCGCATAATTTGTAAACAGTGTAATAATAATTTAAAAAATTAACGCGATCATCTGGACAAAACTTGGCATAGGGTCCTTGGATTTCCATAAACAAATTACATAATGATTCTTCTAATTCAGGAGTCATAACTGGAGGTTTAATTCCTAATTTATCTTTTATGAAAGGAATATGTTCATAATATTTATTATATCCAAGTTTTTTAAGAATTTCCTTTGCCTTTTTATTATTAAGTTGTTTAAGATCAATTCTCTCCTTCTTAATTTGATTTTTAATATTTTCAAGAACTTCATCGGGAATTTGTGTAGTTTCTTTGGCTTGAAATTGAGCTAATATTTCTCTGAAATGATTTATCCTTTTGTAAGCATAGAAACATGCTTCTTTAGGTGGCTCTTTATAAGAAGGTTTTTCATTTTCAACCAAATATTGAATATGTTTATGACAATGATTACAAACCATAATACCTTCATGGTCAATAGGAATTAATTCTCCCTTTCTACATATTTGACAAATATCTGTTTCAAATATAAATTTATTAATATCAATAAATGATTCATCAATATTAGATAAATATTTTTGAATATTATCTTTATTTTTACTCTCTACCTTTTCTTGATTATCATTAGTCTTGATTTTGAAAAAGGAATTTAGTAATTTAGTTGGATTATTATCCATAGATATTTCTTTCTTATTTTCAAAATAATCATATATAAATTTATTGTTGTTTAAATAATATTTTTTTTTATTCTTTTTTATTTCTTTTATTTGACTAACAATATCCTTTATTAAATCTTCTATTTCCAATCGTTGATCAATAGTGATTGTTTTATCAGTTAATAGATTTGTATAATGTTTTTTCTTGGCTCTTAAATCAGGTAATATGTCTTCTTTTTCATTTTGAAAATCTTTTTCAATTTCTTTATGTTTACTATCTAAGGTAATAATACTTTTTTCATCCAATACGATTTTTTTATTGGTTTTATGTTTAAATGTAGGCATTCAATATAATATTTTTCAAAAAATTATATTTAATATGTATTTTTCCGTAAATCTTTTCAAGTTATATTTTTATTTATGTTTTCTCTCTATTTAACAATAATGAATACTTGTATTGAAAATTTTGATATATCCAAAATAAATCCTTCTATGATAAAAACAATGGACTATCTTAATCACTATTTAGAACAGAAATGGGATATACAAAAAAAGGATAATCGGTATATTTTAAAAAAAAATGAAAATAAAATTTATATCTTATCGAAATATATAAATTATAACACTGATAATGATAACATTTGTGAAAAAAATAAATATATTTATTGTTTTTTATTTAATACATTAAATAATGGATGGAAAATTAAAAAAAAGAAGGATGAATATATTTTTATTAAAAATCACGAAGGTAAAAAAGAAATATTTTCGAACAATTATATCAATACATTTTTGAAGGACAACTTTAATTTTAATTAAATTAATTTTTTTATTGTAGTTAAAAGAATTAATTCGCAAAAAAAAAATCTTTAGCAATAGTATAACCATGGGAGGTGGATTAATGCAACTCGTCGCTTACGGTGCCCAAGATGTATATCTTACGGGTAACCCTCAAATTACTTTCTGGAAAGTCTCTTACAGACGCCACACAAATTTCGCAATGGAGTCCATTGAGCAAACATTCAACGGACAAGCCGATTTCGGTCGCCGTGTAACCTGCACCATCAGCAGAAACGGTGATCTTGCTTACCGCACTTATCTTCAGGTAACTCTTCCTGAGATTAACCAACAAATGGCCAACACTGGAACCAGCACTGCCAAAGACGGTGTTTACGCTCGTTGGTTAGATTTCCCCGGAGAGCAAATGATCTCTCAAGTTGAGGTCGAGATTGGTGGTCAAAGAATTGACCGTCAATATGGTGACTGGATGCACATCTGGAACCAACTTACCCTCACTTCCGAGCAACAACGCGGATACTACAAGATGGTTGGTAACACCACTCAACTCACCTTCATCACTGATCCTTCTTTCAATGATGTTGATGGACCTTGTGAGGCCAACGCCCCTCGTCAAGTGTGCGCTCCCCGTAACGCTCTTCCTGAGACCACTCTTTATGTTCCTTTCCAATTCTGGTATTGCCGCAATCCCGGACTTGCTCTTCCTTTAATCGCTCTTCAATACCACGAGGTCAAGATCAATCTTGATATCCGTCCTATTGATGAGTGTTTATTCGCTGTTGGAACTCTTAACTGTGGAGGTGTAACTGGTCCTACTACCACTTCTGGTAAGGTCACTACTGCCTATAACCAATCTCTTGTTGCTGCTTCTCTCTATGTCGACTATGTCTTCTTAGATACTGATGAGCGCAGAAGAATGGCACAAAACCCTCACGAGTATCTCATTGAGCAACTTCAATTCACTGGTGATGAGTCTGTTGGTTCTTCTTCTAACAAGATTAAGCTCAACTTCAATCACCCTGTCAAGGAGCTTGTATGGGTTGTTCAACCTGATGAGAATGTTGACTACTGTGCTTCTCTTGAGTGCGGACAAACTCTTTTCTCCGTCCTTGGTGCCCAACCTTTCAATTATACTGATGCTATTGATGCTCTTCCCAACGCTATCCACTCTTTCGGTGGACCCGACGCTGTTGCCGGAACATCTCAATCCTTCATCAATGCTGATGGTCTTTTCCAAGATGCTGGTGCCGTTGATGTAACTGCCCAAAACTGGTGGGGAACTGGTTCTGCCGCACAAATTGCCGGTGTTACCGCTAACACTGGCAGCACTGGTGATTACAATGGACCCAACCTTGGTTTCGGAACCGGAAACAACCCTACTGTTGGTGCTACTGGTGCCATTGAGAACTCTGGTGTCTCTGATGCCGGAACTTTCGTTCTTGCTGAG